CTTGGGGCTTGTAGATACAAATATGGCGCAGGACTAAACAAGGATTCCTCGCCATGACTTGTCTTTCACACTTTCGCAAGGATAAAAAGTAAAGTGTATGCTACATAATTTAAATCTAGCTCTGAGGTTGGTATAAAAATCTCGGGGTTACATCTAAGTTATGTGATGTAAATGTTACAAATTTAAATTCTTTATCAAAGAAAGCAGTCTTTTGTTTTCATACTTTAGCTCAAGATAGGCTATTGCGTATTGAGGTGGGTTATCTTGCCATTTACTAACTTGTCTAGCACTAACTCCAAGCTCTCTCGCTAATTGAGCTTTTGTAATTCCTGTTTTTTTTAAAAAATCTGTGAAAATATCTTGCATAATGGAATTTTGTTCTATATAGTATGGAATATAGTTCGATTTTATCATTATTTGGAGGTGTTGTAAATGGCTGCATTATCAGGCGAGAAAACAATTGATTTTGTTGCGAATCGCCAAAAGAAAACATTGCTAGCTTTTAGTTGCGGTAAAGATGCCGTGGCGGCGTGGTTAGCAATAAGAGATAGATTTGATGAGGTCATCCCTTATTATCTCTATCTTGTCCCTCATTTAGAGTTTGTTGATGAGAGCATAGATTATTATGAGCGGTTTTTCGGTGTAAAAATTACACAACTCCCGCACACAAGCGTAAATCGGATGCTAAATAATCTCGTTTTTCAGCCGCCTCAAAATTGCCGGGTGATCGAAGATGCTATGATGCCGGAATATGATTATGTCAATGTCCAGCAGGCTATGTGCGATAGATTTAATTTGCCGGAGGATACATTAGTTGCTGATGGGGTTCGCGCGGCTGATAGCCCAATGCGAAGAATTGCAATTAATACTCATGGAAGTATAAATTTCAATCAGTTGAAATATCACCCGGTATGGGATTGGAAAAAAGCCGATTTGATAGATTGTTTTAGAAAACACAATGTCAAGCTGGCTAAAGATTACAACATTTTTGGGCGCTCGTTTGATGGCCTTGATTTGCGTTTTTTGTATCTTATCAAACAACATTTTCCGCGCGATTATCAAAAAATCCTTGAATTATATCCGTTGGCTGATTTAGAAATTTTTAGATGGGAGTGCGCAAATGGCAAGCATTGATAAAAAGGCATTAATTGAACAAGCGAAAATCAAGCAGCAAAAAACAAAAGCTGAAATAGCGAAGAAAAAAAGACAAAAAGTGAAAAGCTATGTCGATATGCCCGATCCAACTGGCGATGTCGAAAAAGATAGTTATGCTGATTTAGATGCGGTTCAAAAAGGGTTTCGCGATGCAATTAAGCGCGAAGATAAACGATTCGAATTGGCGACAGATTCTGAATATTGGTTCTGTGTATGCTTCCAAACGCGGGAGCAGAAAGAATTTTTATTAAAGGCGATGGAGCTATTTGAACATGGTGATAAATATCTAGATGGGCAGATTCTTGCTCAAAAGCTTGGTATCAAATTACCAGATGCATCGGTGCCATATCGCACTGAAGGGAAAATTGATAAAGCATATCTAGAGTTTGTCGATTAAATTAAATTAAATTTAAAAAAGTGTGCCTCGATAGAAATATCGGGGCTTTTTTGTTTTGAGGATTTGTTATGCGTAGTTTTGTAAGGCTAGCAAATAATGGTGGGATCATGTTTACAGGTTCTTCCGGTCGTCGGGCGCGTAATCCAAATGCTGCGCGCTCAAGTGGTAGTTAACAATTAATCAATAAGGAGTAAATCATGCGAGGATTTTTAAGTCGCGCAGCTGGTGCGGTTCGAAATTTCTTTGGTGGTGGACGTCGAGCATCAGGCTCAAGCCGTAGCCGTTCTTCCGGTTCTTAATTTAAAAACAACCCCATGAAAAGGATGTTAAATGTTAAATAGCAAGGCTAAACAATGTACCGCAAAGAATCGTTCGGGGTGCAGATGTAAAAATCCTGCTATGGCTAATGGCAAATGTCGTATTCATGGGGGGCTTTCTACCGGTGCACCGAAAGGAAATAAGAATTCGGCAAAGCCAGGATCTATTTATTCAAAATTTATGACCGATGAAGAGTTGGGTATTTTAGATCAAACCGAACTTGATAATTTAGATCAGGAAATCAAAGTTTACCGAATCAGACTTTACCGCCTACTTGCCGAAGAGCAAAAACAAAAAGACGAATTAGAGCTTAAAGTAAGAACGACACAAACACCAGTCGTTGGTGGATTGCCGGTGACAGCCGAAGAGGGCGAAGATGAAGATCTGATTGAGACAAAGCAATATGCCAAGCGAGATTATCACGCTTTAATTAATCAGACCACGGCAAGACTACAGTCCCTTATTCAAATGAGACAGGCTTTAACTGGCCAGAAATTAGATATTGAGTTGAAACAACTTCAATTAAATGCAGCCAACGGCGAAGATGGCGAGCAAGAAGAACAAAAAATCACTATTGAAGTCGTGGATGCGAGAAAACGAGATAAGAATGCCTAAGTTAAATGTACCTCAAAGCCAATTTTTAGCGATGGATAAGAAATTCCGCGCTTATGTTGCAGGGTTTGGATCTGGTAAAACGTGGGTCGGCTGCGGTGCCATTATGAAACACCTTGCTACTTATCCAAAAGTGAATTCTGGCTATTTTGCGCCTACATTCGGGCAAATTCGAGATATTTTCTATCCTACCGTTGAAGAAGTGGCCCACGACTGGGGATTTTCAGTAAAGATTAATTCATCCAATAAAGAGGTTCATGTTTATCGCAATAAACGATATAGAGGCACAATAATTTGTCGGTCAATGGATAATCCGGAATCAATTATCGGCTTTAAGATCGGCCACGCATTATGCGATGAATTAGACGTTATGCCGACCCAGAAAGCCACCGTTGCATGGCGTAAAATTATTGCGCGTATGCGTTACAAGATAGACGGTTTGCGAAACGGCGTTGATGTTACCACGACCCCTGAGGGGTTTAAGTTTGTTTACCAGCAATTTGTAAAAGCGGTACGGGAAAAACCTGAGCTTGAAACGCTTTACGGACTAATTCAAGCGAGCACTTATGATAATGAGGCTAACCTGCCTGATGATTATATAGATTCACTTCGCCAATCATATCCCGAACAGCTTATTGAGGCGTATTTAAACGGGCAATTTGTCAACTTAAATAGCGGAACAATTTATAACAATTTCAACCGTACTTTGAATCATACTGATTTAGTGATGGATAGTTCAGAGCCTTTACATATTGGCATGGACTTTAACGTAATGAATATGAGCGCGGTAACGCATATCGTCCGAGGTGGAAATCCTTATGCGGTTGATGAATTAAAAGGCGTGAGAGATACGCCTGAAATGGCAAGAGTGTTAAAAGAGAGATATCCCAACCATAGCATCATAATCTACCCCGATGCCTCTGGTGGAAATACAACAAGTAAAAACGCCTCAGAATCGGATATTAGCATACTGCGCAAAAACGGTTTCCGTGTAGAAGTTGGCGCCCGCAATCCTTATGTGAAAGATCGAATTCTTTCTATGAACGGGATGTTTTGTAATATGGATGGCGAGCGTCGCTATTTTGTGAACACGAAAAAATGTCCTGCTTATACGGAATGCCTTGAGCAACAAGCATACGATCCGAACGGAAATCCAGATAAATTGGGTGGGTTTGACCATTTAAATGATGCGGCAGGTTACTTCATTAATACGCTTTATCCGGTGGTTAAACCAATCTCAAGACAAACCGCTTTCAGACTTTATTAGGAATAACTATGAGTCAAGTTTCAACCGTTAGCACAGAAATAACTAACTTACACATTAAAACGCGAATTATTGATGATCTTCTTGGTGGCACGTTGTCAATGCGAGCGGCAGGGAAGAAGTATTTATTCCAAATGCCACTGGAAGACAAAGGCGCTTACGAGAATCGGTTGAACCGCTCAACGCTCTACCCAGCTTTAAGTGAAACGCTGGCGCAAATGTGCGGTAGAGTTTTTTATTCTCCGATCAATGTTTCTAATGTGGATAAGAAAATTGTAGAAGACATTTTGCCCGATGTTGATACGGAGGGAAATGCTTTGGATGTGTTTGCGTCTCAGTGGTTTTATGCAGCATTAGCTTACGGCGTAAGTTTTGTGCTGGTGGACTACACAAAAACGGGCGACGCAAAAACAAAGGCAGAAGAGAAAGCGATTGGCGCCCGCCCCTACCTTGTTCACATCAAGCCGCAAAATGTCCTAGGCATTAAATACGATCGCATTAACGGTAACAAAGTCATGACGCAATTCCGCTACAAAGAATTTGTAACGGAGGATGACGGCGACTTTGCTACCAAAGTCGTAGAACAGATTAACGTACATGAAATTGGTCGAGTGCGTAAATATAAACCTCAAAGTGATGGCAATGGGAAATCGTCTTTTGTTGAGATTGAGAATATCGAAGTCAAAGCAAACGGAGTGCCTTTAACCTTTATTCCGATTGTGCCGTTTATCACGAAAAAGACCGGTCATTTTGCATTGGGTGAGCCACCTTTGATGGAATTGGCAAACCTAAATGTTAAGCACTGGCAAAGCCAAAGCGATCAAGACAATCTCTTAAATACCGCAAGAGTACCATTGCTTGTTCGAATCGGTGTGACGGATGATTCTACGGTAAAAATCGGAAATAGCATTGTGGATTTACCCGCTAATGCCGATTTGCGTTATGTGGAGCATACCGGCTCAGCTATTGATGCTGGACAGAAAAGCTTGAATGAACTTGAAGCGCAAATGCGCGTCGCAGGTGCCAAATTGCTTGAAAAAGCCGATATGGCGATGACTGAAAGTCAGGCGCAAGATGAGCAAAATAAAGAGATTAGTGCATTACGATTATATGCTAATCGTTTTGAGGATGCGCTAGATTTAGCACTTGAATATGTCGGTGCTTGGCTCGGCATTGAAAGTAAAGAAGTTGGGCATGTTGAAATTAGCGGCAATATTGATGGCAACCTTGACCCTAACGCCTCAATGGATAGTGTGATTAAATTGCAATCCGCCGGCATTATTTCCAAACAAACCACGTTCGAAGAGGCGAAACGCCGCGGGCTTATTTCTGATAACGTAACTTGGGAAAATGAGCAAGCGAGAACGGACGGTGAGGGCTTGAGCAATGGTGACTTCAGCGAATAAAACTCCCGATGAATTATTGGAAAGCCTCTTAGCCGATCGAAAGATTTTATTGTTCCGCTATGATGCGCATTTACGCCGTGAAGTTTATAAGAAATTAACCGCTCTTCAAAAGCAGTTGATTAATAAAATTTCTGTTGTCGGTGTAGATGGGGTGAATCAACGCGAGCTTAATCTACTGCTGAAAGAGGTTAAGGAATTAGTCACAGAAACGTATAACCACATCAGTGACTATTCGTCTGATGAGTTGAATTCGCTTTTGCCGGTTGAAATAGTAGCAATTCATAAAATCTATAATGCGGCTTTTAAGTTTGATTTATTCTCGCCCTTGCCGGAATACAAAATTAAGGCGATTAAAAGTGCTGTCATTGTTGCCGGTTCACCGCTGAATGATTGGTGGGCTAAACAAGGTGACGATGTAGCCTTTAAGTTTTCCGGCATTATTCGGCAAGGTATGTTAGATGGAAAGCAAACCTCTCAACTCGTTACCGAAACAAAGGAATTGTTGCAAGGATCGCGCAGATGGGCTGAAACATTAGTGCGAACAGCGGTAATGAAAGTGCATGATAAGGCGCACGAGGTGTTGAGAGATGAAAACGCCGATATTATCAAAGGTGAGCAACATATCAGCACGCTTGATTTGAGAACATCTGATATTTGTCGTGTCCGTGATGGTAAGGCTTGGGATTTAAATAAAAAGCCAATAGGTCATAATTTAGCTTACCAGCGACCACCATTACACCCGAATTGCCGAAGTACGTTACGCTTAGTTACTAAGTCGTGGCGTGATCTTGGTCTTGATGCCAATGACATACCAGAAAGCACCCGTGCGAGTATGGATGGGCAGGTTAAAGACAATCTCAATTACGAAAATTGGCTTAAATCAAAAACGACCGAACAGCAAGATGAGGTGTTAGGTAAAGGAAAGGCCGAGTTATGGCGTAAGGGAATCATAACCTTTAGAGATATGCTCGATCAGTCCGGCAGGCCGCTAACCTTAAAGGAGTTGAAAGAACTTTATGAGTGAAATCATCCACGTTTACCCGCTAAATGACTTTAGAGAACATGAGTGCGATTCTGAAAGCTCGAATTGCTGGTGCAATCCAACGTTAGATGAAGATGGTATTTGTATTCATAACGCCATGGATCAGCGCGAGAAATACGAAACAGGGCAATTATTGCCACACTAAATTAATTTTTAACCACGAAACCGCTTACATCGGAAGATGTAGGCGGTTTTTTATTATCCACGATTCGGAAGAATCACAAGCAAATAGGACGGAAGTTCATGAAATTAAAACTCGATGAAAACGGCAATGTAGTAGTTCAAGATGGCAAGCCTGTTTACGTTTACGATGACGGGAAAGAAGTTGCCTATGATGTTCCAGCAGCAGTTGCCAAGATCGGCTCGTTAAATGCAGAAGCAAAACAACACCGTGAAGCAAAAGAAGCGGCGGAAGCCAAGCTTAAAGCGTTTGATGGTATTGAAAATGCGGAAGCAGCGAAAAAGGCGTTAGAAACCGTTAAAAATCTTGACGATAAAAAACTGATTGATGCCGGCGAAGCTGAAAAAGTGAAAGCGGAAGTAGTGAAACAGTACGAGCTAAAACTCGCTGAAAAAGATGCTGAAATTGCGAAAGCACAAAACGCATTACATAGCGAAGTGATTGGCGGTGCGTTCGCACGATCTCAATTCATTTTAGACAAAATGGCAATTCCAGCGGACATGGTTCAGGCGTACTTTGGCAAGCACTTTACCTATGAAAATGGCAAGGTAATCGCAAAAGACGCATTAGGTAATCAAATCTTTAGTCGTAAAGTACCTGGTGAAGCGGCGGACTTTGACGAAGCAATCGAGCAAATTGTCTCTAACTACCCACAAAAAGACTACATCCTGAAAGCAAGCGGCAACTCCGGCAGTGGTTCAGGTGGTGGTGCTGGTGACGGTAGTTTCAAGAATCCTTGGGCAAAAGAGCATTGGAATATGACAGAACAAGGAAAAATCTTTAAAGAATCGCCTGAACGCGCCAGACAGTTGGCAGAACAGGCTGGTATCAAAATCTGACAAAAGGAAAATTTAAATTATGGCAGCAGTAAAAATTTCTGACGTTATCGTTCCTGAAATCTTTGCACCTTATGTGATTAATCGTACCGTGGAAAAATCCGCGTTATGGCAATCCGGTATCATCTCCAATATTGACGAATCAAGCTTGTTGGCTCAAAAAGGCGGTGCATTAATCAATATGCCGTTCTGGAATGACTTAAGCGGTGATTCTGAAGTGTTATCCGATTCCGGACGCTTGACCGTGAACAACATTAAAGCTGGTGCAGACGTAGCTATTTTACATGCGCGCGGTAAAGCATGGGGCGCAAACGACTTGGCTCGCGCTTTAGCTGGTGATGACCCAATGAATGCTATCGCTGAAATGGCGGTGGATTATTGGGCGCGTGAAATGCAGAAAATTACATTAGCCACCTTAAAAGGGGTGTTTGGTTCTGCAACAATGGCAGGGAACTTGTCCGACATTTCCAAAGCTTCTGGCACGGCGGCTGTGATTAGCGGTGATAAATTTATTGACGCATCTTTCAAACTTGGCGATGAGGTCAACCAATTAACCGCCGTCGCAATGCACTCAGCCACTGCCGCAGTATTGGCAAAACAAGGCTTAATCCAAACCATCCGTGACGCCGATGGCGTTGTGTTGTACCAAACCTACATGGACAAACGAATCATTGTTGATGACTCTATGCCTGTAGAATCTGGTATTTACACCACCTACTTATTTGGTGCCGGTGCTATCGGTTACGGCGAAGTGGGCGCGCCTGTGCCGGTTGAAACAGATCGTGACAGCTTGGCAAGTGATGACATCCTCATTAACCGCCGTCACTTCGTTTTACATCCGCGTGGTGTTAAATGGAAAGGCGCTGCCGGCATTGCTCCAGTGAATACCGGATTGGCAACCGAAAGCAACTGGGAACGCGTTTACGATCCGAAACAAATCCGTATCGTTGCATTTAAGCATAAATTAGCTTAACGCAATAACCACTCACATAACCGCTCAGAAATGGGCGGTTTTTATTAGGAGTCTTTATGGGCCTAGCGTCTTTTAACATGATGTACGAAGAACAAGCGAGATTGCGGCAGCAGCAGGAGCAGAACGACTCTACATTAGATGTTGCAAAATTATCAATCGAACAAATCAAAGCCAAGTTAATCGAATTTGGTGTTGAATTTGATCCTCAAGCAAAGAAACCTGAATTATTGGCATTGTTGCAGGAAACTTTGAAACAAGCATAACGGAGTGATTATGGCTGATTTAATTATTCCCGACGATTCTTACGTTACGCTTGAGGAAGCAAATCGTTATCACGCTATGAGAGAGAGCTTTAGTGTTTGGAGCGAGCTTGAAGATAATGTGAAATTACGACGGTTAGTGAGCGCATCCGATTTTCTTGATGTGAACTATAAATTCCTCGGCAAAAAGGCTTATTTCGGACAGCCTAGACAATTCCCGCGCACCAATACCGGCGGAACGGACGAAAATGGCATTCCTACGGTAGTAAAAATCGCCGTCTTTGAATTGGCGTTGCAATCCGACCTGAATCAAAACGAAGAACAGAAAATGTCTAGCGTAAAAGTTGGGCCGTTATCCGTGAATTACGAGCAAAGCCGAGGGCTTGATACAAAAGCCAATCGTTTTTCTTACGTGAAATCATTGCTCGATTCTTACCTGGATAAAAATACTGGTTTCGGTACGGTTCAAATGTTGCGAGGGTGATATGTACGGCAAGTTGCAAAATATCTCAACAAAGCTGATAAAGCAATTCGGCGTGCCTTGCGTGGTGCGAACAGAAAAAGCCGGGCGTTACAATCCAGAAACGGGAGAGGTTGAAAGCCGTTCTAGAGCGGAAGAAACTGCGCATTGTCTTTTTGACAACTTGGCTTATGACTTTAATCAAAGCGGAAAGAACACATCCAATATGGTGCAACAAGGTGACGTATTGATTTATGTCACTGCCGAGGCTAATCCCACAATTAACTCCAAGATCGTCACAGACAATGAAAAGTGGACTGTTATTAATTGCCAGCCAATTAAACCGGCCGGAGTGGCGGTGATCTATCAATGTCAGGCACGAAAGGTTGAGTAAGTGTTATGGGCGGATTCTCGGCTGACATAGAAAAATTTCGGCTTAGCACAATGCGAAGAGCGGAGGCCTTAATTCG